CAAAGAAAAACTTCATTTCCACGCCCACATCTGGTACAAAGTCACCGCTCTGAGCGGGTGTCGTATAATGGCATTACTCCAGCTTCCCAAGCTGATAACGAGGGTTCGATTCCCTTCACCCGCTCCACTATTTTCAAGGCCTCCAGCGGTGCATGTACATGACTGCAATCAGTTGGGGGCTGTATTGGGGTCTGTTTGTGTGTTTATACGCACAAACCATAGATAGACCTCAGCCTGCACCCTCCCCCTAGGTGCTTCAGGCATTTCATGTTGACCCATCGGAAAACGGTTAGGAAGGTTAGTTTTTGACTGGCTGCCCTGAATGCGTTGTTCTGCGCGGCTTTGCGACGACTGCCGCAGGTTAGGTTTTGGTTAGCACCGGGTTATTTCCTAACCTTTATAGATGTTAAAAAACCAATAGATAAATTATATATAAATCAATACCTTACAATTTACTAACCTCAGACCTAACCATAACTAACCCTCCAAAGTTAGGCCCCAAGCCCAGCAAATACGGGCCTTCCAGCGGCTCCCAGCACACCGTTTCAAAAACTAACCCTTTTCCCGAGCCACCTCTCAAAGTCTCCCCCCGACTGCGCTCAAGCCAACGACTCATAACACCCCCCCTTGCAGGGATTCGCAGGCTTTTTCGCCCCCATCAATGCCAAAGCAAGCCCAACCAGGCCCGAGCCGCAGCACCTGCAGGTAGTGCAGAAAAAGCGACCCATTTAGCCCGCAGGCGTGGCGGGGGGACGACGGCGCGCGCCAGGTGAAACCAAGCCTTGCCAGCAGTCTGTGGCACGCCACTCCCCCGGATCATCGATCTGTGCTTCGTCGCTCGCCGATGGAAATCGAATGAAACACAACGTACTGTACGTTTAACCAGTAAAACGCGATTCAATTCTATGAACTCGCCCTAGTGGATGCCGCCCAGGTTGCTCATGAATGTCATGATTTACATATCTTCGGGAAAATACGCCCCCTGATTGACTTGGCCATGTACCAAACCTGCCCCGTTTGTCTTGACCGATTTGCGCAGCGTGAAGACTGTTCAAAATGCACCGGTGAAGGGTTTGTGCCGAGGACCTAAGCCCCTATGGCGTCAGGGTTGTAATTTCGGCATATTGCCGCCATAGATAGTCCCGACACTAAAGCTAAGGAGAGCCACGAATGACAGCTGAAATCGCCATCATGAGCCGCACCGCCGTTGTGCTTGCGGCTGACAGTGCAACCACTGTCACCTCGTGGAAGGAAGGGGTACAGGAACGACGATATTTCAAAGGTGCCAACAAGCTCTTTGAATTATCTCGGGCTGGGCCGGTGGGGCTCATGATTTATGGATCAGCAGGAATACAGGGGGTGCCCTGGGAGCTTCCGATCAAAGCGTTTCGCGATGCGCTTGGCAATCAACAACACGATCACCTTGAAACTTATCCGGAGCGTTTTTTCGAATTTGTTCAGCATCATGACAAGCTTTTTTCTGAGGAGACGAAACGAACAGCTTTATTCAACCTTGTCGGATCTGCGGTTTTCCGTTTACAAATTCTGATCGCAAAAAAAGCAGGATTCGAAAAAATAGATGACTTAGCAGGACTGCCATTCGCTGATATTGACGCTGCCCTGGCAGCGGTGGAGGCAGAAATAGATGTAATGCCCCTCCATGAGCTGCTAATCGAAGCTGATATAGCCAACGCGGCGGCAAAAATTACCGACGAATTCGTAGAGGTCGCCCCCACGTCGGTCCTCCTATTCATTCAGGACCTAGCCCGGGGTCCCTTAGTAGCCAGGTTCGTAGCTTCACTGGTGAAGTACGCGGTAAAAGATTTCTGCACCTTTGCCGATAAAACAGGTGTAGTAATTGCAGGATACGGAAAAGAAGATTATTTCCCGACGCTTGAGGTTTTTGACTGCTACGGCTTTTTAGGTGATCGGCTGATCTGTTACAGGCACCCGCCCCGCGTAATGGACTCAAACTCGCCTGCGGTTATCCAACCTTTCGCTACGACGAACATGATTGATACGTTCCGTATGGGAGTTGCGCCCGATGTTTTCGGTGCGGTGTATGCCTCGACAACCAACTCACTCGCTAGCTTCGGTCGGGTTGTCATGGGGGAATGCGGCGCGACTACGCCTATTTCGGATGAACGCTTGCAGGAGATGGTTTCAGCCGCGCATCAGGAGCATACCGACAAATGGGTGCAGGAAATGAGGAATCAGCATGTCATTCCTCTGTCCAATATTATACATTCCCTGCCTTTACCGGACATGGCAGGCTTGGCAAAGAGCTTGATTGAGCTAGAGTCTCTAAAAGAAAGAGTCACCAAACCGAGCGAGTCGGTATCTGGCCCAATCGACGTTGCCGTGATAAGCAAACATGATGGGTTCGTTTGGATTGATAGAAAGCACTATTTCAAGCCTGAGCTAAACCCCCGTTTCTTCAAACGATCAGAGTGATGGAGATAGATATGAACTTCTTAGCCTCCCGGCCAACACAGACGGAACTGTTGTCTGCCGCGAAAGACGCGTTGAGCTTAGAGAATCAGCAAATACGCCCTGCTCGGCAAGAAAAGCATACTGACAATTACTCTCAAATGCTGCAGAAGCTGGACAGCAAGCCGAGCGCTCAGGAAATCCTGCAGGCGTACTCGCCTCATTAATTGAAGCTCTGCACAAAAAAACCCGCGCAATCGCGGGTTTTTTTTATTTCAAAAATTGAATTCCTTTAGGCATTGCCCCCTCCCCTGTGCAGTGGTGCGAGGCCTTAGTTGGAGCACTCGAGTTTTTTCGAGTGATTCAGCGTCGAACTGGTGTTGACGGGCCAGCTCGTCGCCTCTTTTTTCACTGCGGGGGCTTATTTCCCCTCTTCAAACTCAAACGAGTTGAAGCGCACAACCTCTTCGCCCAGCCACTCATTGACCTGTTGTAGGCGTGCCTGAATCGGCTCGAGCTCGTTCATTGCCCAGATCTGGGCCGCCTCCTTGATCGACCCGAAGCCACCGGCGTTTTGCGGAACAATGCCCATCAATTGAGGCGGAATCCGCAGCGCCGCGAGCATGTCGTCGCGGCTGATGTTCTTGATCGAGCCGAACTCATCCTTTGCCGCCACCTCACTGACGGGGATCAGCTGAATGCCGTCCTTCTTGCCGCCCGGGGCGTACATGAACAGGTTCCTGAAATTGCCCGGTCCCTTTGCGGACTTCAGAGCACTGCGCAACGCGGAAACATCCGTCTCGTTCTGCGCGGTGTCGGTCATGTACATGATGAAACCGGCGTGACTGCCGTTGTTGTAGTACTTGCGCCGGAATAAGGTCGCGGACTCGTTGAGCAGCGCGCTCTGCAGCGCCGGGAGCCACTCCGGAAGGCCGTAGATTTCCTGATTGATGTCGGCCTCACGCTGGTGGTAAACGGTCCCACGCTTGAACTCGTACTCATCCCGCCAGCCGCGCACCTGGTAGTAGGTTTCGAGATCGGCACCGCGCCTCATGTACTTGCCCAGGGCGGGCTGCAGGCCCAACGTGCTGCGCAGCATGTTTTCGCGCTTCTCCAGATACCCGTTGCCGCACCACAGGAAATCTAGGGCGAATTGCTCGAAGGTCTGACGTGACAGCAACTTGTGGGGAATAAAGGTGCGGGCCAGCATGTTGCGTTTGAAATTCAGGCCCGATTGCAAAAACACGCTGGCCCGGGAGGACTTGGCCAACCCATCAAGGGACATCGGCGGTTCATACCACCGACCGTTCAGCCAGCACTCCAGGTAATCGAGAATCCCCCGTTCATCGAGTACTGGCGTGGGATCGCCGAAGGTGAAGGCCTCCATCTTGCCGACCGTTGCCGGCAGCACCTGGTCCGCGATCGCGGCCTGGGCTGATGTGGACACCTGCGTGGTTTCGCTGCGGCTATTGCTCATCAATAAATCTCCATGAAACCAGTATTCGTTGAGGTTTGCCCCTCAAGCGGTTCGTTATGTAGTGCGTGGAAAAGCGCCCATGCGAGATCCGCGTGCCCGGTCTCGTCGGTGCGGCCTGCCGTGTAGGTGAATTGCCGGCCGCTGGCCG